CTGAGGGTGGCAAAAAGAAAAGAACATTTTCGGGAATCGCTTATAGCGGTGAAGTCATTACTGACCATTGGTTTTGGGATCGAATTATCTTTGATCTCGATTCAATGCAGTTAAAAGGTCGAATTCCCGCATTACTGGAACACCGATCAAGTCAAAGGGCGGGTGCAATCAATACACATTCCATTAATCATCAAACAGGCTTAACGGTTATAGGTGATTTGATGAGTAATGAGTTTGGTACTCAGGTTGCTCAAGACTCAGACGATGGTTTTCCATGGCAAATGTCTGTTCGTATCGAGCCATCTGCAATAGAAGAGATTCAAGCGGGTGCATCGGTCACAGTGAATGGAAAGATTCATCAAGGGCCAATTACTGTTTTTCGTGGCGGTCGCATTCGTGAAGTATCGTTTTGTGCATTAGGTGCCGATGATAATACCAACGCCGTGGCAGCAAACCACAACCCAAAGTCTAATACTTTCAACAAAGAGGACACTAACGTGACTGAACTCGAACAGGCGAAAGCCGCTCAAAAGAAAGCTGAAGAAGAACGTGACGCAGCACAAACCGAACTTAAAAAGTTTAAAGCTGAAAAACGTACTGAAGACATTGCAGCTTTGGAAACATCTCTAAACAAGCAATTTAGCGCTGATGAGAAGAAGTCTTATACAGATATGGATGACGTATCTTTTAATTTCTTATCTCAGCAATTAAAGCAATTTTCAGCTGGTACACAACAACCCACTGAACAATCAAAGGTAAATAATATTCCAAATCAATTTGCTCATTTATTCAGTCATCAAGCTAATGGTGGCCAAAGTGGAAATGGGCAAGCACAAGGTTCAGCACTTGATAATGCATTTAATCAATTTGCTGCAGCCAAATAAAAAGGTGATTAATCATGGGTAAAACAATTACAGAAACAATTGAAAGCCGTCAACTCATTGTCGGTAATGGGGTTCGTACAGAAAATGCGAAGCCAACTTCAGGAATTGCCTACAAACGTGGTGACTTAGTTCATGTTGATGAAAATAACATGGTTACACATCCTACATTTACGGGAGATAAGTTAAGCGACTGGGATGCGATTGTGGTTGAAGATTTTTCAGAAGATCAATCGACATACCATGCAGCAAACAATCTTGAAATGCCTTTATATGTGCAAGGACCATTTGATGTGGCTGTGGTCACTGTAAATGGTGTTTCTTTAACCACTGCACAAATAGACTCAGTGCGAGCACAAGCATTGAAAAACAAAATTGAATTACGAAAAGTGGTAGGGAATTAATAATGAGCCAAACTTTTACATTTCAAAATGCACCTGTTGAGTTACTTGATATTCCTCAATTGGTTTTAATCACTGACAAGATGAAAAAAGTGGACACTTGGATTATTGACCGCTTTTATCCTCAACGTGTTGCCTACAATAAAACAGTTGTTCCAGTGGGTGAGCTTAACACAGCTACCCCACTAGCACCTTTTGTAACTCCAAGCACAGGTGCCCGACCTATTGATGTAGCTGAAACAGCGCAAGTAGATTTTGTTAAACCTGCTTATCTAAAACCAATGATGACAGTAACCCCTGCGACAATTCAGGATTCAGCCTTAGTCGGCCAATTGCGTCAATATGGAATCATTGCAACTGGTTCCAATCGTTTAAGTGATGCTGATCTTCTTCTTATTGACCAAGCTCAGAAAGCAATTTATTTACGACAATCTATTGAAAATCGAAAATTGTTGATTGCTCGTGATGTTCTACTCTATGGAAAAACAACATTTGCGTCAGCGGATTTTCCAAAATACGAAGTCGATTATCGCCGTAATCCTGCATGTAATTTTTCACCTTTGATAAAATGGGGGCAAGTTGGTGCAAAAGTGATGGATGATATGCAAGCCATGATTGATATTTCAATCGAGCATGGTGGTAGTTCTCCTCACATGATTGTGACGAGCTCTAAAGTCTTTAATGCTATGCGACAAGATCCAGAGTTCAAAGAAAAATTTATTGCCCCATTTGCCGGTATTAGTGTTCCGCTCACACCTTCTTTTGATCATAAAGACAAACCTCAATTTCGTGGAACTGTCGACAATATTGAAATCTGGACTTATGACGTTCAGCATAATATGGATGGTGCTGCAGGTCGTTTTATTCCTGAAGATTTCTTCGGAATGATCAATGATGCAAATGGATGGATTGCTCATTGCGCAATCCAAAATCTTGAGGCATTCGGTCAAGCACTTGAATTCTTCTTAACACAAGATCAGAAAAAGAATCCATCAAGCATTGAGCTTCTTGCTGAATCATCACCTCTTGCCGTGCCAAACAACAAAAATGGCTTGGTGGGTGGTCGTGGATTTGTTTAAGGGGAATTACATGCCAAAGTACATTGCAAAACAATCCATTGGTCACTTTCGACCAGGTGATGAAATCAAAGGGCTTGAAGCTAAACAACTTCAGGCCCTTTTAGCATCTGGGGCTATTGAAGAAGAGCAAGCCATTGAACAGCCTAAAGAGAGTAACTTTGCATCCCAAATGGCTGCGCTTGCTGCAGAAAATGCAGAGTTGAAAGCAAATGAACTTTCGCTTACAGAAGCTAAAAATAAAGCAGAAGCTGAAGTAGCTGAGTTAAAAGCTAAAGTTGCCGAGTTTGAAAAATCTCAAACTGCAGATAACAAACCTGCTGCGAAGCCAAAGGAATCAGCTAAATAGGTGATATATGTCTGAGTATGCAAGTCGTGAAGATCTCGTCTTGCGCTTTGGTGAGTTAGAGATCAATCGATTAGAAAAAGCTTTAACAACTAACGAGTCTGTTAAATCAGCAATTCAAGATGCTTCAAATATTGCCGATGGATATATCGGTTTGAAGTACCCAATCCCATTACCTGAAGTTCCTGAAAATCTCAAAATTTATATCTGTGATATTGCCCGTTACTTGCTTTGGAAGACTAAGGCAAGTGAGGAGGTACGCCAACGCTATGAAGATGCAATTTCGTTTTTAGAGCGAGTATCAGTAGGTCGAGGAATTCTGACAATCAAAATCATCAATGAATCTGGTGAAGAAGAGACGGCTATTGCAGATACATCACCGAAAACTATGCCAATTGGTACAACGTATAAAGGGGGAGTTTTCTCAGACAGTATTTTAAATAACATGCCGAGTATTTGATATGACTGACTTTATACAGATGCATGGTCAAAATAAGTTGCAGGAGTTTATGCGACGAGTTGTTGATCGTGTAGAGGATCCATCGGGACTTTGGCAGGATATCTCAGATATTCTCGAATTTAATGTGCAACAAAGAATTCGCACAGGAATTGGCACTGATGATAAGCCTTGGAAAAAGTCATGGCGAGCTAAAGTCCAAGGTGGGGAAACTCTACGTGATACTGGTCGATTGCATAATTCAATTATCGCAAAGGTTCAGGGTAATACGATTAGTGTTGGGACAAATGTTAAATATGCACCTATTTTGCATTTTGGGGGGACGATTAAACCAAAATCAGGTAAGTATTTAACATTTAAAACACCAACAGGTGGTTGGGTAAAGGTTAAGGCCGTTTATATTCCGCCTCGTCCATTTATGGGAATTTCTGTTGATGATTCACAAGAAATTCTCTTTGAAATTGAAGAATATTTATACAAGGTTTTAACTGATGCAAAACATTGATAACTATTTTGCGCTTGAAGAGGATATTTTGAAGCGTATTAAAACTGAACTGCCTGATATTGATGAAGTTGTTACGCCGTTCAATGTGGATGATCTTTTTGAATGTCTTATTGGTGATGTGGGTATAGGTATTATCTATGTTGGTGACCGCATCTCTGATACATCAGGAGATGGCAAAGCCAATGCAATTTATCAACAGTGGTTGATTGCGCTTGGTGTTTCTGATGCATCAGCTCAACTTAGTGAAACTATGTCGATTCGCCAATTAGCTGACCCATATATCAGAAAAATTCTTACGGCAATGCAAGGTTACCAACCGCAGATTGTCGGATACAAACGATTTCTGCGTGTGGATGCTGGAGTGCCTATAGGTAAGACAACTGCAGGACGGGCATTTTTCCCATTCTTATTTGAAGCACAGATGATTAAATCATGGTGACTATGAAAACATATAAAGCTTTACAGCCTGTAGGCCGCTTTGTAAAAGGTGACACTATTGGTGGTCTTTCAGATGACCAAATTAAACGATTAGAAGCAGATAAGATCATTGAAGAAGTGAAACCATCTGCACAAACAAAACCAGCTAAAGAGGTCAAAACAGATGGCTAAAAAATATATTTCGCTTCAGGGTAAATTTTATCTATCTGAGATTGCGAATGGTGTTGCTGGGGGTATGCGTCATCTTGGTAACGTTCCTGAATTCGAACTTGAAATCACAACAGATCAGGTTGAACATCAAGAAAGCACATCAGGACAACGGACCACCGATTTTGTATTAACCAAGACAACAGGTGTTAATTTCAAAGGGCAACTTGAAGAAGTAGATGAAGCAAATCTGCAATATATCTTGTCAGGTATGAAATCGGAGGTTGCCAGTGTTACAGTTACAGACCAAGGACTTGGAACAATTAAAGTAGGCCAAGAAATTAAACTTGATGGCTACAACTTAACTCAAGTATCTTTTAAAACGGGATCTACGACGATCGCAGCTGATAAATATACGCTTGATGCAGTATTTGGTACGATTACATTTAATGAGTTAATTGCGGACCCAGTAACCGCCAGCTTCACTAGTGGTAAAGTAAGTCACACAACGATCGCGAGTGAATTCAATAAAGAATACGAGTTGTTCTTTAAAGGAATTAATACTGCAACAGGTGAAAATATTGCTGTACGTTTGTGGCGTACTAAAAAATCACCTGAAACAACTTTCCCATTGATCCATGAAGAGTTAGGTCAATACGAAATCTCAGGTCAAGCACTTTCAGACACTGAAAAAGGCTTAGATCCTACACTTGGTTTATATGGCCATGTTGTGAC